TTTTTTCCATATTGGATTATTGTTGCTTGTTCCATAAGATTCTAAATGATCTCCTAACATTTGACTCAAATATTCGGTATCACCTCTAGCAATTTCATCAGCAATTTCATCTGGTTGTGGAATATAAAGGTTTCTTTCTCTTCCGTTATATTGATCAGTATTCGCAAATAAATGTGGATACTGTTGGAGTATTTCTCGCTGTCTATCTGTTAATTCTGTGTCTTTATATTGTTCAAGTAATTTATTTCCTGCTTCCAATCTTGATGCTGCATCATCTGCTTGTTCTGGAGAATCAAATTTTAAATAGTTTGGATTCGAATCATCAGTGAGTCTCGACTTTGCTTCATTACTTGACAAATTTCCAGGAGCATTTTCAATGAAAAACTCACCCTCTGCTGGCGGTGAAATTGCAACAGTTTTATCATCAGTCGCATTAGTCGTACTGGTTGTTGCCATTGTCAACTGTGCAATCATCGATGCTGGAGTGCCAGGTAGTATATTTGATGATATATTTGTGTTCGAAACATTTACAGAATTATCAACCACAGAGTTATCGATGTTATTGACTGTTGTTGGTGATTCTGGTGATGGCATTGCTAGTGGTGATGCCATCGTCGTGGATATATCAGTTATTTGCTGATTGTTTTGATTTAATTGTGATGTATTGTAATTTGATTCTACACCTTGCAGATCTATGGGTGATTGGGGTGGAGATGTTTGTGGTGTTGTTGATGCAAATGCCAATTGAGACAGCATGTATGCTGGTGTGCCTGGAAATACATTTCCAGACTTAACTTCAGAAGAATCATTATTTGTGATATTTTGATCAGCATTCACAGACATCGGAGACTGCATAACATTGTAATTGTTTTCAACTCCAACAGTATTCACTGAATCACCTGGAGACAACATCTGAGTGTTATTTGATGATTCAACACTGTTGTTGGTTTCTGTGTTTTCTGTTGTTTGTAAATCATTATACCATGTTGGTTTGATTATGTTTCCTGATTTATCAGTATTGTAGACAGGATCAATTCTAACATTTCTCAATGTTTCTCTATCTGCTAAGTTTGTAGCAAACTTTGTATCAAATTTTAATTTTTCTGGAAGTTCTTTCAGTCCAGTCCAACTGCGAGAATAATCAATACCATACCTTGTCAATTGGTCATTATTTATTTCTGACCGATTGTGAAACATCATGTAAGGACTGTCTGTTGTCTTTGGATATTGCTGAACAGGTCTTTCCTTGTCAAAGAATTCAGGATATCCGTAAAACTCAGCAAGTGCCTTTGCTTTTTCTGTTTCAATAATAGTTGCAGTGACACTTTGAGTTCGATCTTTGGTTATTTGATCATTTTCAACTTTGGTATCACTACGAATAAGTGAACCAAAAATTTCTCTACTTGCATTGTATCCGTATCTGCTGTTTGAAGATTCCGTGTATATGTCTAGATGTCGTTTAATTGCATCACTTTGTGCAGTTCTGTTGTTGTAGTTATTTGACGCAACACCAGCAACTAGATTACCAACTTCATTATTATTAATTTGATTTATTTCTTCATGATCTTTTTCAAAAGTAAATAAATCTGGATGCTGTTGCATTATCTCCATCTGCCTTGAACTCAAATTCGAATTAAAACTCATGTTCAATGTAGATGGAGGAGATCCTACAATTGATGTATTTCCTTGAGTTGTGTTTACAGGTGATAAATTTCTAGATACTGTTGTCCTTGTATCGTATACTGGATTCACAACTGTATTATTTGTGAAGTTGTTCACAAATGAATTATTGATTGGTATACCAGATATAACAGAAGATGGTGGTGAATTTGATTCAAAAAAGTTGGACTGTGTTACATTAGAATTTCCTGCTTGATATTCTTCTCTGTAATTTTTTTTTATATCTGCGGGATTCGATGTTGTTTCCAGTATTGAATTTACTGCTCGCTCAACTTCTCTTTGTATTAAATTCTGCGTCACATTAACATTGATATTTAAATTGTCACCACCAGCAACGACTGGAGAATCCATGAGTATTGGAGTAGTATCTGGAGCATTCAATTGAATCGACTTTGACATGTCATCATTCGATCCAATGGTATCAACAGAACCACCAAATATATCTTTAAGTGCTTCTTCAGTTTGTTGCTTTTTATCTTCCATTTTATCATCTCTTTCTTGCTAAACTCTGCCTTGTTATTTCTGCTTGATTTCGTTCTAGTTCCTGCTTTTCTAGATATAGCCCTAGTCGTTCTACATAAAGATCTCTTTCCCAAGGAATTAGTTCGTTTATTTCGGTTAAACTCAGTTTGTGTATGTAAACCAGACTAAAATTTAACTCAAATAACGAAAAGAGGTTTATGTAGCTAAGGCTTATCGAAAAAAATCTCGAATACCCCTAAATGTTATCTTTCTCTGGACACCATCAGATGTCAAGTATGGAACGGTGTGTTCTACCTTGGGCATCTTTACAAAAAAGTTCAATATTTCCTGATATTGCTGTTTTGTCAAGTTGTTTATGAATTCATTTAATACTTCTCGTGATAAATCACCAATCAATCCATCTTTTGTCTGAATTGATTCTATGGAACTTAGAACCATATCAAATAAATCTATGTTTCCTTCTCGTGATATGCTTCCGTGCTCCAAAAGATACTCAAATGTTGGATATCTCATATTCACAATCAAATTATCTGAAAGTTTAATATTTTTATTTTGATCTGATGTTTCTACTTTTATATTTGGAATAAAAATATCTACTTTGATTTTTTCTTTTGTTTCTGGACATGTAAATGTTACAGTTATTTTTTCAGATACAGACTTCTCTCGTATTTTTAAAAACATGTATTCAACATCAAATATAGGAAGTCTTTTTGAATTTATCTTTACCTGATTATCTGAAAAACAATTATCCACAATATCAGTTATTGTTGTTAAAAAATCTGGATATAGTCCAGTATCTTTACTCAGTAATAATGATTTTTCTTCTTTTACAGTAAATGGACGATAAATTAAATTTTTGTTTGTCGATGGTTGTTTTATATTGTACTTTGGATAGGAATTTTGTAAACTCGTTAGAATATCATTCATAAATTATCACCTTATATAGCTCTTAATGCTGCAAACTTAAAAAACACTTTAAATGGAGAATAACCAGTTTCAATTGATGTCAACTGGACGGGTGCGATCTGGGAAACATATACTTCTTCAAACAAAATAGTGGCATTTGGAGCAGCACTGTCATATACACCATCTTTGTCTTCTGGTAATAAAAACAATTCAAGATTTTCTCCATATATCGTATCCATATAATTTGCTGCACCACCAAATCCTTTAATATATCCTTTTATATTTTCTGATTGGATATTGTTTGTATAATTTAATCCTGGAATTCCTGGAATTCCAGGAATTCCTTCTCCACCTTCTAGTTGTTCATCTGGATCTCCGAATTCGTCTCCTGTGCGTTCCAATGAAGTTGAAGGAGGTGATCCCGTTGGACTTGTGACTGGATCTAATCCTGGATCTAAAGATAAATTTTGCATTGAACTTGTCGAAATTCCATTTGCTTGTGCAAAATTACTAGAAGCTAAGGTCGTGGAAAGAACTCCTCCACCATTCTGAGAACCTGTTTTTGGATTCGTTATCATTGAAGACCAAAAATTAATCATGTTTCTGTAATTTTTTTTACCTGTTATAAAGGTAATTTCCAAATCGGTGAATGTTTTTCTGAATGGTATCTTTCTTGGTATGCTCCATATGGAATGATCTATAAAGTCGTAACCCAAACCTGGAAGAACCACACTATACGGATATAATAATCTATCTGACAATTTTGGATATAAAATAGCATATCTATTTGTTTGCTGTATACCCTGTCGGAGTATATTTGCCCGTGCTTGATCCATTGTCCCAGGTATAGGTAAGTTCATTTAAATAATTCCTTTTCTGTTAAGATTACAAATTCCCAGTTATTATCTTCGCACAGTTTTTTTGCTGCTTTCCATTTAGCAATATTTATAGAATATGTTAATGATTCTTGCAATAAACCCCTTTTTGATTTTTTGGGTTTTGGTGGTTGCGTTTGCTTGTATGGTTTTATTTCTATAACCAGAGTTTTTACTTTTCCGTCATTTCCCATTTTTTCGACAATAAAATCTGGATGATAAATGTGAACATCATTGTCTTTTGGGGAAAGATATGGAATCTTTAAAGTCTCAAAGGACCATTTCAACACATTCTTATTTTCATCTAAATATTTGCAAAATTTCCTCTCCCACAGGGATCTGCAAATTATTTTTCCTGGATTGCCTATATATTTAATAGGATTTTTAGGAAAGTATTTTGTCTTATAAGGCATAAAAATATTTATAAAGGAATATAAAAATGGGATTTTTTGAAGGATCATTGCCAAATCTCACATCTATGCTGGAGGGGGAAAAAACACTTATATTTCCTGCTCAGAGCAGCGTTCAAAAAGAAATACCTTTATATTTAAAAATAAGATGTGTTGAGTATTCTATGTCCACGATTGCTAGAAGTGGTGGATACAATCCAGAAGGTGGAGGAAATATAGGAAATGTCAAAGCTTACATTTATGTTCCTGTTCCATCCAAATTAATAACACAAACTGCCATGAGATATAAGCAGGAATCAAATGAAGATTTCATGAAAGGAACTGAACAGACATTATCAGAAGATTTTATTCAGCTTCTCGGGGGTAAAGCATCTGCATGGTTAGACAAAAAAACACCAGGTCTTGGAAAATGGTCAACTTATTCTAAAGAAGCACTGAGACGAATTGGAAAAGCATATAGTTCTTTAATTGAAACGGATTTCACAGAAACAATATTACAAAGTGGTTCCAAAAGATCATTTACAATATCAATGTATCTTCCTTGTCTGAATTTAGATGATTCATTAGCAGCTGCAGAAATTGCATCAGCGTTCGAATCATTAGCATTGCCAACTATGATGGGTGTTAATGCTTCAGCATTCTTACCTATTAATTTTGGTGCTCAATTTCATTTTCACCCACCAATGTGGTTTTTTGGAATAGGACCATTACTCTCAACAAACACAGACATAGATTGGACAAGTCAACCACAAGCTTCAGTTTTAACAAATGTCGCAGTAAGCAGAACAGCAATCGATGCTTCTTCATTTACTGCTCTAGATGTAAATATAAAACCTGTTGCATATAGTATTACATTGAATTTTCAAGAAATTGAAACCGCATTCAGAGCAATAGATGCAGATATCTTGACTGGTAGTCAAAAAGGAACCTCGTTTGTTATTAAAAACAGATCAGGTGCATCAAGATCTGCTGGTGTTACAGACATAAAATCAATACTCCCAGGACTATGAAATGTATTTAAATAAATTTCCTAAACTAGAATATTCACTGGGCAATAGACAATTTGAATTGCTTGATATTTTTACCAGAGTTGCCCTTTTGGGTGATTACACATCATCAAATGCATTTGACAAATATATCATACAGGAGGGTGAAACGCCTGATGATGTTGCTGGTGTCGTATATAAAGATTTATCATTGAGTTGGTTAATATTATTAACAAACAATATTTATAGTGAAGATGAATGGTATTCGGGTGATAACACCTTTTTGAATCTGGTAAATAAAAAATATGGTGGTGAATCCTACTATATCACTAATCTTCCAGACCTAAAGGAAGGTGATGTTATGGTAAAGGTATTAACCACAACAGGAAATACCGTCACAACAATTGATGAGACAAAATATAGAATAATATCTGGATTTGATAAAACTCTTAGGTCGGTCTGGGGTAGATCTGGTGGTGGTGTGTTTTCTCCTGGTGATTTGATCATGTTTGGAAGAAGAAACACAGAAACGGGTGCTGTTGACATCATTGAATTCACCAGCAGTTCAGATATAACACAAAAAACACAATACACTACAGTCCAATTTATAGAAAACAAAAAAGACAGTCCATATTATCTAACACAATTTACGAACGATGTGGTGGTTCCACCAAATTTAGTATTTTCTGGAGGAACTGTGCAGTCGGGATACATTCCATCAAACACAGTATACACGAATCCAGCAGACACCGAATTAAATTTTGCAGACACTTTATTGTATTATTATATGACAAATTCTGGAAATGTGCCAGGAATTCAAAAACTCACAAACTACTCAAAAGAACTCAATAAATATGAAGAGAAGAAAATAATATCTGTTATTAAATACGATTATGTTGGTGAAATTGTATCAACGATACAAGATTTGCTAAAAACAGGGAATTCTGGAAAACGAGTAACACTTAGGTTGTAATTCATGGACATTGAACTATTTAAAAAAGTATCTAGTGCTAAAGTAAGTCCGCAATCATCGATTGCAAAAAGTATACTTGAATCAAAGATACAACTTTTATCAATTGAAAAGAAAGATGAAAAAGGAAACACTATAGTTTTCGATATAGTTCCATGGAAAAACCAAGAAGGTTTGGCACAAGGAAATCCATTTCTGCAATTAAATTATTCGGAATCGATGACATCCACATTTATGAATGGTACATTATTCTTGAATGATCATTTAAATTGGGGAGATGAGTTTGTATTAAATGGAACTGAAAAAATCATACTAGGATGCACAGAAAGTATCGCAGCAGGTGATTTTAACGAACAGGAAACAAAAGACACTTCAGTTTGTGTTATTTTAGAATTTTCAATTTATAGTATAGTTAAAATCACTGATGATTCTAAATTGGATATTCGAATGTCCAAAGCAGAACCAGCATCTATATGGAAAATAGATTTTACCACTAAAGATTTGTTTTTTGAAAACTTTAATCAGTCATTTTTGGAAGATTATCAAGACTTTGTTGGTTACATAGCAGTTGATTCAGAAGCAGAACCAAAAGAAAATGAACCAAAAGGTCTTGTTAATGAAATTTTTAATAAATTTGGCATTAATGGTGACATCGAAGGAACAAAAAATGGAATATGGTTTAAATATAATCATTTATCCTGGCCATGGAGAAAAAATAAAGGGCAAATGCAAATTTATCAGTTGCTCAATTATTTAACAAACTATGCACAATCTAAAGACAACCCAAATGCTGTAAATTATTTCTTTTGGTATGATCGGTACGGTTGGAATTTTAAAAGTGTTGAAAAATTATTGAGAGAACAACCAAAAGCAGTTGATGGGTTTATCGTAACTTACAGTAACGACAATCCCAATAGAATATACAGCATGGAACTTGGAAAGGAATTTAGCATTCCTCATTTATATGAATCGGGTGCTCTTAATTCTTATTATTTTAGGGTAGATCCAAACTACGATGATCCATATCTTGATTTTATAGACACAAATTATGGATTTACACATGCGGACATAATCTATGATTACAATAAAGATTATGATTCTTGGTTGCATGTCAATGATAAAAAACTAATCGATGAAGAATTTGATACTGGTGTGACTAATGATGTTGGTAACATTCGTCCATCCACTGCAACAGACGATGACATTTATGGATTCTTCAGCAATGCTTTTCAGAATACTCCATTCCCACAAAAATGGGATCATTATGGAAAAACATTCTCTGGTCCTTGGTCTGATGTTGCATGGTTGCCTCAATACGATCTTACCGAACTTCCTCTCAAAGAGTTTTACATAATCCATAAGAAGATTCGAGAACCACTCAAGAAAAAGAGAGAAGAATACAACAAAAAGAAAAATATAAAGAGAAAATGGGAAACTTATAGATGCACTGTTTGCTGTCACCAAGACGGTGCATTAGGAAGCACCGCAGATATAGAATTATTTAATAATCCAGGACCAAATAATGGTATTACATATACTCATTTGTTTGGACCAACTGGAATGTTTGCAGAATTTAATCAAGAATATAAGATTGTTGCAGCAGGATCATTCACTGATCAGTTAAATTATGATTCTGGTGTTACCATGCTTAATGGATTAACACAATCGTATGATCTGACAAAACCACCATATAATCAAACCATTGGAGAGTTCTTTAATTTAACAGATGATCCTACAAATTATGTTAATGGGGTAATAAACAGAGCATTAGGTCAATATCAAATACTAATTGATCGTTTGGATGAAAGAACAAGAGATCTCAACAACTTTTTGTCGAATGTTCAATCATATAAAGTAACAGCAGATAATATTTTCTTTTCCTCACTGAAGGAAAAAAAATCAGATCACAAAAGACCGATAGACTTAGTTCAAGGATATCGGTATGTTGGTGACGCACCAGCTGGTGAAACAATACTGGAATGGCCAATCAATGAATATGAATATGGAATGGTCCCATCGACAGCAATTCCAGAAAATTATGGAGTTGGTCAACCTAGATTTAGAGATGCATCACAATCATCGTCTAGTGGTGGATCAAGTTCTGGTGGAAGCAGTCCAAGATCGATAACATTTAGAGGACTTGAACCTTGTGTTGCTTGCATAAAATGCGATTGCATACAAGGACCAGGAGATTTTGGTCCTTGCACTGCTAGTTGCACCGTGAGAACTGGAAATATAACATGTGTTGCTGGTGAAGTAGAGATTTCATGCGATAATATTACAGAAGCACAAATAGCAGCAGAACAAACACAACAATCCGCATGTAATCAAATTGCAGGATGTAGTAGTGCTGGTTCGCGATGGGCATGTGTGTCAATGCCTGGTCCACCAGGACCAAATGGAGAAGCAACATTTAGTCAGGGATGCGAAGCAAGAGCAGCAAATGATCCAGTTGCGCAATTTAACACTCAAGTTGAGTGTCAATTAGCATGTGGATCAGATGGAAATGGTAATGGCAATGGTGATGACATAGTAAATTGTTGTTTACCAAGTCTTTGTGTTGTAAGAACAAGAAGTGAATGTGAAGCATCTGGTGGTTTTGTTGTATCGCAGTGCAATGAATGTCTTCCTATCGGACCACCACCTGGTGGTGGTCCACCAGGTCCACCAGGTCCGCCTGGACCCCCAGGCCCTCCAGGACCAACTGGACCCACAGGACCAACTGGACCATCCGCACTCCCAACCCCAGAGGATGTAGTTGATCTGGATGTTCCTGTTGCGTGTTCTAATGACAAAGTTGTTCGTGGATTTATTCGTCACATCAACGATGCTGCTGTTTCTGCGTTTACACCGATATATGCATATGCTGCACCATATCTTTGGGCAGCACAGGATGCAGTTCCTCAGGATTGGTCTTTTTATGATTACGGAACTGATCCAAGTTTAATTCCAGGTATTGTTGATAATTCAATTCGAACAACAACACAAAATTGCTTGAATACAGGTAGATGCTACAATACAACTTGTTTGAGTTCAACTGCACTGGAAGCACTTGCAAGAACATGCATTGCGGAATTGCAACTCATATCAATTGAAAAAGAACTTCTCATAGCACTTAGAGATTCAATCACCAATCAATATAAGACAATATGGCAACAAGTTTATCAGGAATGGTATAATAGAAAAGCATTTTTCCATTCCAAGAAACCAGGCGAGTCTGTATTTAACAATCCAAATACAGAAACAGGTCTTGTTTCTAAAAATTATTTCAGTTTAGAAAATATCAAGAAAATTACCAGAAAAGAAATTCGTGGAAGTAGATATGAAATATTATCGAAGTCCAAGGGTATAACTGGAGCATCTGCGGGTGAATGGTTATACAATATTTTCTTTGGAAATGTAAATGGATCTACAGCACATCCATATTATGATCAAAAATATGCAGAAACACCATTCATAACTTCACGAGAACCTTATGCTTGGTACAGCATAGAAGATGCTGATGCAACGGATGATCCAGAATATGATTTTGCAGGACAACAAAGAAATTACTCAAGCACCACAATTCTACCAAAACAAGAATATGCTCCAGAGTTTAGAGGGTCGGAATATGTCGAAGTTGGTGTTGTTCATATACCAAGTGCTGATCTAGGAAACATAAGCAATGTTGGTCCAAACTTTGGATCTGGAATAGCAAGTGCAGTGTCTCAATATGCACAAGGAGATTTAACACCATCTTCTGCTGCTTCCATGAAGAATACATTTAATTTCTATGGAATAACATCTGGAAGCAAACCACCAAATATCAAGAAAGAAGAAATCACATCTTATATAAGAATAGAATTCAATAATCCAATTGGACTTGATCGAATTAAAGAATTCCCAGATGGATTTGTTCGTGATGCTGGTATTGAATACTTCTTGCCATATATTGTACAACTTACACCAGGTCCATTTGGAAAACAATCAGTGAAATACAATGCAGCAGTCATTGGAATGGATCCATACGGATTTGATGTTGCGGTAAAGAAAATCAAGGATGATATTCCAGTAAATAGAAAATTAGCAGGAGTCGATAAGGGTAATTACTATTCTTGGTGGAATAATGACACAGGCAATGTTCTATCCAAGACTCCATACCTAAGCACAGATTATAATGGAATGGATTTATGGCCTGAACCAATATTTGAAACACAATATACTTATTATGCATATGATCATTCCCAAGAAGATCTACATGGTGGAAACAAGGACACAGATTTCCACAATGGTGGTGCATTTAATTTTGAAAATCCATCTCAGGATTGGATGGAGTCATTATTCGATTATGGAATGAGTTCTGGGAAGCAGTTTGATCCACTATACAGAACATCTGCACTTGGGTCTTATCTTCTACCAAACAGTTACAGAAAACTCAAACCACATAGATCTTGGTGGTCCATCTTTGTTCCAAGAAATATGTTCATTCCTTTAAGATTCGCAAATATGTTTAAGTCTCTAAGACAGAAATCAAGAGATTTATACGGAGGTAAAGGAATATTTACAGCAAATCCACAGTATTGGAAAAATTGGTATGGTACAGAATTCAGGGATTGGATAGCACTTGCTGATAAGAACTCAATTGATATCTACAATCTATTGAATGGCAAAGATATATCGGTTTTCTTACAAGATGCTGACCCATCTTCATACATCAATGCAGTAAAGTCTTCTGGGTTACCAAATACTTTGAAGAGATACTTCAATGATTCACTGAATCATTATCTTGCTGGATCTGCATTATTATACAGACCAAATCTGGTCACAGAGGATGTGTGGAAGTACGATATCAGTGGAGAAACTGATTATGGTCTAATAACTCCACCTGTTGATACAGAATATGAATTCTTTGATCGAAATTTTGCAATGCAGTTTATGGTATTTGCAAGAGGAACAAGAACTTGTAAGGAAATTGGATTGAAATGTGCAAATCCAAATACACCACCACTGATTAATTCTGAGGGATGTGAACCAGACGATTATTATTGCAATTGCCCAGCACAAGACAAGATGCCACCAGAAGCAGAACCAACATATCTTGAGTTGTATAGACTTTATCAGGATCTATCTGAGTGCAAACTAATAGAAGAGTATCTAGGAAAAGATTGGTTAGGATGTGAATGGTCAAATCCAGAGTCCACCTGTAGTTGCAACTGCCCAGAACAAGGAAAGTATTTCCACAAGTATCTGGAATACACAAGAACATATGCAGGATTCTGGGAAACTGACCACAAAGTTCCACTTCTGAGAAATGCACAAAAAGAATTGTTGACTGCACAAGAAATGGTAATTACAGTAGCACCAAATGATAAAATTAAAGTTGGTTCTGTTGTTGAAATATTTGTTCCAAATTTACCAATTGTAAAAAATAAACTGAAAAGAATGTCGGGCAAATGGTTAGTTTCTGCAATTACTCATAAATTCAATACACTTAGAAATTATACATTGAGTTTAACACTAACCAGGGATTCAGTTGATTATGATGTAAATACAGCAGAAGAACCAGTTTCAATATTCGATAGAAAATCATATGAGATAACAACATAAATAAAAATATGCTAAATTATAACTTAACATATAATGACATACCTTTTATCATGTCAAAGAATCCTTTTACTGGAGATTTAAACACAGTCAAGGATGTATATGCTATAAAGCAATCTGTTAAAAACATCATTATGACTATTGCAGGAGAAAGACCATTCAATATTTTATTTGGTGGTAATCCAATTGACTTTTTATTCGATAATCTCACAATATTACTGATACTTAAATGCAAAAATCGTATATCTAATGCAATAGGAAATTTTGAACCTAGAGTAGCAGTCAAAGATATTGGAATAGAACAAAGTTTATCCAATCCAAATAGAATAAATATTATAGTCGTTATAAGAATATTAGAACTAGGAATAGTAGACAGTATCGTTGTTTCGCTAGAAAGGACAAGATAAGTGGTATTACGGAAACCCCCAGCAACACTAGGCAAATTAGAATTTTTAGACATCAAGAAAAGTCTAATTGCATATCTACGAACACAGTCCACTTTTTCTGGTTATGAATTTGAAGGTTCTGCACTTTCTACTTTGCTTGATTTGCTCTCATATAACACATATTACTATGCACTTTATTCGAACTTAATAGCAAATGAAGCATTTCTCGACTCAGCACAACGAGTCGAATCACTAATATCACTGACAAAACCTCTTGGGTATACAATACCATCCAAGACAGCGGCAAAAGTAAAAGTAGCATTAACTGGTCTATCTGAAGCAACGACAACAGTTTCGAAGAATTCTGTATTTTATGGAAAAAACTCAGACGGAACTCAATATAGATTTTATAATCTTGAAGATATTCCTGTTGTTGATTCTCAAACGGATTTCTTCTTTATATACGAAGGCAAAAACTTTGTTGATGTTGAAGCAATAAATCTGATTGATCTAGAAAGACAAAGAATAATAATTGTAGATGATGATTTTGATTTGGATACACTAAAGGTGGTTGTATCTGATCCAGAAACTGGATTAGATGAGGAATGGACAAGAATAGACAACATCGGTTATTCCAATACAGTTGAAGAAAAGATTTATTTTATTGAACGAAATGAAACTGGATTTATGATATCCTTCGGACTTATAAATTCAGTTGGTAAAAATATAGCACAAGATGTCAGATCTATTCGAGTTTCATATATAACCACAAATGGAACATTAGGCAATAATATTAGTTTATTCTCATCTGGTCTTGGTAATGTAGTCACATTTGACGGAATACCATCAACTGGCGGAAGAGACAATCCATCTCTAGATTCAATTAAGTTTTTAGCACCAAAATGGTTTGCTGCGCAAGAAAGAGCAGTGACTGTAAATGATTATAAGTCACTTATCATGGAAGCAGGATTCTTCGGTGATCCAAATGAATTTAATGTGTATGGTGGAGAAGACATTATGCCTAGAAGATATGGCAGAGTATTTGTTACTTCACAGAAACAACTCTCTCAGGTAGCAGACATGATGGAGTTTATAAAAGAACGAAGTGTGATTACTGTTCTTCCAGAATATGTAAGTTCAGTCCCACTACAAGTATTTGTTGATTTTACTTTCAGATTCAATGATGGTGTGAATAGAACAGCAGCGCAAAAACAAGAAATAGCAAATCGAATTAAATCAATTTTTAATGAAAGTTTTGGTGCAACACGAACATACAATTTGTATTTCAGCACAAGTGATTTCATAGATACAGTTAAACTCGTTCTTCCCCAAGTTACAATGTCACCAGACGATTTTAATCTATATGTACAACAGGAAGTAAATGCAACACAGACAGCATTTAATTTTAATTTGCAAAATGCCATTGCACTCGGATCTGCATCCACTTTAATCTTCACAGATCCATTTGTTTCCACACAATCAACGCAAGAAGTAGTTTACATATTAAGAAATGAAACAGTATTTCCAGAAAAACCACTGGAACTGTGGACATCGGATCTAATCACCAGAATTAATGGAAATGTTGGAAGTGTGAATGTAGAAACGGGAACTGTGGTTATACGATCTGGAATCATGCAGTCTCCCACAGAATTTACAATACCATTTAAGCAAAAGACAATAAAAATAGGTTTAAATAATCTGACTTCATTCATCATCAAAAACATTACCATAGCATAACATGATACCAACAATATCAACACAGATATCAGTAGAAGATCAAACTCAAAAAGTTGGGTATAAGTTATCTTCATTATACACAAATCTAGAAGAACTGAGTTCTCTTTTCTATGGTTCATGCCAGACAACAAAAGACATAACAGCACAGATACCTCTTTGGGTTATACAAGAAAAAGAACAATTAGAGGAACAAGGTCAGACTGCAATTACAATTTTTGACTTTCTTCAAAAATATTATGATTGGTTGTATTGCGACACAAATGAAGGATCTGGTTATGAATTAGGATTAAGTCTTCTTGATCTTGTTGATATCGAAAAAACAAGAGAAACCTTTGTAAAAAGACTTGCAGACATATACGCAACTGGTATAGAACCCACAGCGTATAGTGATGTCGGTGGAAAAATTCAGAATGATGATGTTCGACGATTTGTACATAACATTAGAAAGAATTTTTATCAAAAGAAAACGACAATTGATGGAATTCGTTATTTCTTTCAAACTCTTTTTGCAATACCAGAAGATCAAGTAAAGATAGAATATCCCAAAAAGCATTTACTAAGACTTAATGGAGGCAGATTCAATAACAGTAATTTTTACTTTCCAGGTGGAACTGGTTCGTATGATGTTTTACAATCACTCAGTGGAAGTTGCTTGAATTTTTCAAGAATGCAAGATGGAAATTTCTTTCAAGATTATTCTTATCTTCTCAAAGTGGGAATAAAATCAAGTTATTATAAAAACACATATAAAGAAATGGCACATCCAGCAGGACTTCGGGTTATCTATGAAAAGACACTGGAAGATTATAGCGGACCACAAACAGATTATGATTTTTCACTAATATGTGAAAGAACTTATCTGAAGAATTATGCTCCATATGGAATTTCATTCGCATACACAACATCAATAGGATCTTGTGGTGGTACTACATATTATGGTCTGGATCAATGTGATGGGTGTAATGATTTTGGTATATTTAATGCAGCAACACATGCATTTCCAAATTGGAACACTCCAACCGTAACTGGATATAACTTTAAAAATGTAGTATTGAGAGATTTCTTCGACATCTGCTACGATGGTGGTGATGTAGTAAGTCCAAACATAGGATTGACTTGTACTGGATGTGCGGGATCATAATCTAAGGCAAAACAATGAGCACGAAAACCGAAAATGTCAAAAATTTTATAAACCAAATAGGAAAAGACAATCAACTGTTTTTATTCGTTGGTTCAAATGACACTGAAACTATTTCAGATGCCCCAGCAGGAGAGTTAGATGCGTGGAGATATTCTGATTTTTCAGTTAAGATTGGCAAAGATAATCTGATTCCCGTTGTCCCCAATGTGAAGTGGACCAGAAAAAGAACACATGCTCCATGGAAATCAAATCTTGCAAATTACGGAAACTATTATGCTTATAACGAAGTAAATGGTTATGTTTATCTTTGCATATCAGACAACAGAGAAAACAGAACTGATTATGAAGGTAAGAATGTTTCCAACAATATTCCATCCCATGTTTCTGGTGATTACACTTATGATGATGGATATACATGGAAGGCATTATACAAGATAACACCAAATATAGAAAAATTTGTAACTGAACAATGGATTCCAGTCGTGAGTTTTGATCTATACGAAAATTTAGACAAGACTTCAATATATTCACAGATGCAATCCTTTTGCTCTCCATCTGGTGTCAAGACCTCTGGAAATTGTGCAATATATTTCAAAGAAAACACTCAGTATGTTTCTTGGTTGGGAACAGTTAGTAATGCTGAAAAAGGAAGTCTATTTGATTACTACACAACAGAATGTCATGAGTGTTTCAATACATTCAAGGATAATCCAAAATTCATAGCAAAATTCACTACAACTACACCAGCATCAAGTATTGTGATCAACGATACATACGATCTTATCGGTGAACTAATTAATCAAAAGAAAATATCTGTTGCGTCTCCATATTACTATCTGTATCAGGTAAATAAAGATTCACCAGATGAAGGATATATTGTTTCTGTGAAGATTGACTTAACAGGAGTTGATCAAGAGGACTTATCGATATCTGTACAAAACCCAGAGATCACCGTCAAAAGCAACAGTGGTCAGGGTGCATCCATTAGATTGAAAACTTATGTATCTGCTATCAACAATAAAATTTATGTAAATGGCATTGAAATAATATCAAAAGGTTCTGGATATAGAGATGTGTTCTTACAACTTACAAGTGCCAGTATGCTCGGTTCCCTGTCAGCAGATCAATTAATGGCAAAGATAACAGTTAATCTAGATGAAATGGACGGTCTTGGTTTTGATCCAATGAAAGTGTTGGAATCAAAACACACAATGATTGATGTTCGTATCGATAAACCGACACTAAACACATCAAATCTTTCTATTCCATCTCATATTAATTTTTACAGTTTAGTTCAAAATCCTAAATATGATTCAACTTTTGGTTCTGTTGCTGGTTCAACCGAAAATAAATATCTATCCACTCTATACAGAACAACTATTAAACTTTCAGTGACAACTCCAACATCGGTTGGTGGTGTACCTATATTACCTACAGTTGATGATCCTGGAACCATCACCATAGACACTGGAAAAGAATTAAACAATGTAATAGTTTCCACTATAATTCCACCAGCATCACCAGGTGGTGACAGCAAGTTTGAAATTAAAGGATTAGAATATTCTGATGCATCTTCTCTTATAAATGCAAATTTTGTGGTCAATGGAGTAAATTATACCGTGAATGCAGTCGATGCATCACCTTCACTTGTTCAATACACTGGAAAAATATTATCATCCAACAAGACAACCAATCTTCCAATTCAAGAAACAGACACCGCATTAATTCGTATAAATATGGTTAAAGGAATGTAAAAAATGGCATTGACTCCACTTAACACAGATGATAAGAATTTCCCATTGAGTGATACTCCATATTTGAGTAGAGTTTCCACACACTATAATGATGATAAAAATTATGCCATGTTGTCGTTTAATCCAGGTTTTGCTCTTCAAGCAGCAGAACTAAATGAGATTCAAGAATTATTTTTTATGAATTTAAGTTTAACCCAAAGAATGAATGGAAACTGGATTCTATTGAATACAACTCAAACTACTCCATTCAGTGCTCCATTCTGGGAAGGATTAATTCCTCTTTCTCCAGATTATCTAACAATCAGTAGTTCATCATATGTTGCAGCATCAAATGAATTAACATTTAGTTATTCTTTGTCTGCGGGTTGGTATTTATATACAGACAAAGCAAGCAAACTTAGTTTCTGGATATACAATTCAAGTTCATATTCACAGACAACAACTGCTACGAATGGAATATTTTACTTTGGAACACGATGTGGCACTGTCAATATAGGATGCTGCCAAACAGATGAATCATGCATAGATCAAGATGTAACACTAAGAGATGGTTCTCAAGAATCATATCAAGAATTTACCTGTGGTGCATCTAGATTCAAGATTAATGCAAATACACTTTCAAGCACAACACTTGAATCGTTCAATAATCTAGCATTAGCACCTTCTGATTTTTGTCATATTTTTACTGTCGATTTAACTTCAACGAACAAGGGAATAAAATATCCAAACGGATATATCAAAACTAGTATAGTCTAACGGAGATATTAATGGCAATTTCACCACTTACGGGTTCATCGACATTTTATGATTGGTACTTAAAGACCAACGACGAAATCATAGCACAATTAAATGCTATGACTGTATATGGTGCGACTAGTGGAGATGGTGTCCGCATGGATGTCGATGTCAATGGTATACTCACAGGAACCATTGGTGGAACATCTGGAAATATAAAATCAGGTTTAACTTTCAGTGGCAAAGCAGCGTTTACTGGTGAAGTAGTTGTTCCAAATGTCTCATTCAAAATAGAAGGAATAACAACAGGATCAAGTGGATATACATTTGGATCTGTAATTCGAACAAATGGACTTGGTGGTTATACTCTTGCGTGCGCTGACGATCCAGATAATGCTGAAACTCTTGCGGTTGTATCAGCAATGAATTCAAGATATTCTGTTGCCACAGTTCTTGGAAAAATTACTGGCAATTTTGACACTGTTGCTGGTGGAACTTTGTTTGCTGGATGCGTTTACTTCCTAGATCCAGCACTTCCTGGAAAAATAACAACAACAGAACCAGTCACAGTAGGTCAAGTATCAAAACCAATTATAATGGGTCTAAGTGGAGATTCTGGACTTGTACTGCAATATAGAGGTAATTATCTAAGTGGATCATCAACAATTGGTCTATCTGGAAGCAACCGCATATATGTAATACTTCCTTCAACCGCACCATCTAAAGGGTTTGCACCTGGTGCTTTTGTTTCTTATCTTCCAAATGTTGGAACAAAAGAAGCAGACTTTGATACTTATCTGGTAGCAACAGGACGAACAGCATATGATGGATGGTTTATCAGTCAATCTAGTTCATTAAGTCACACATCTCCACTTCCATTTGAAGAAGATTTTGTAGTAGGAATGATTGAAACATCAAATGTATATGGATCAGATAGATTATATCAAATTGTCACAAAAGGTGCATCAGAGATTGTACCACCAGCAATAACACCATCAGTATATGGTTGGTGGACACTTAATGGTGTTACTCTTCCACAAGTCACACAATCATCAAATAATATTGGTGAAAACAATGCATTTGAAAGACTTTATATTGGATATAATTACAATGACACATCCTTTGTGGTTGATATCAAACCACAGATTAGATCACTTACCAACAATAGATCCACAACAATTCCTGCATCATCTCAGTCAATAACAGCATTTACGAATGAAACTTTTAATGGTGATTTTGATATCTGGCAAAGATCCACAGGAAGAGATACACAATACACCAGCGACACTGCAAAGGTATATTTTGCCGATCAATGGGTAAGAAGAACAAATAGAACTACATCTAATTCTTCTCAATATTTACAAAAACAATCATTTAGCAAAACTCAAACATCAGTTGAAGGTTCACCTAAAAATTATGTTGATGTTAAATGTTTATTCAACCCATCAGAAACATGGGTAAGTGGTTATCATACAATAGGTCACATAATTCCTAATATAGAAAGTTTGAACAATTCAGATATAACAGTAAGTTTCTATGCAAAATCAACAAATGTTGGTTATTCATTCAATGTGTATTTTGCAAGATACAATGGAACTACTCAGGTTAGCAAAATCGTAATAGGAACAGTTACACCAACGACATCGTGGGATAAGTACATTGTTAACTACACAGTTCCTGTACTTTCTGCTGGATCATATGACAACGACTATGTTGAAATTGGATTTGATTTGGAACCAACAACTGAAGATGCATACGATAACTCTGTTGCTACTGGAACTGCATTGTACATGAGTTTTGCGTCACTCTGTGTCTATAAAGGAACTTATCTGAATCCAAAACATTTGTTTGATTCACAAGAAACCAAGCAAATCAAAGCAAACAAATTCTATTACACATCATATACAGATTCACAGACAGAAGGTTCAGCAACACTCACCAATGGTGAAGTTGCATTGAATGCAATGACTGCACAGTTTTCACCTCAACTACCATACAGTGTGATGAAACTTCCAATCAAGATGAGAACTACCCCTACAGTTTCAATATATTCACCCTATAGTGGTTCGGTGAATGATGCCTTTAATATTAATGCTGGTCTTGATCTAAGAAATACTTCTGGAACTATTGGATATGAAAGAAAGACGAGAATAGCACCACTGAATTCATCTACTGTTACAACTACAGCAGATTCAACTTCAGTTAAGATCAACTATGTGAATGGTGTTGTTCCTTACGATACATTATCTTATCACATAATAGTAGATGCTTCATATCCATTATAAAAGAGGTTATAGATGCCAAGTTGCAGCAACAGTTCAAATATATCATCAACAATAAACTCATTGAATGTTACTCAGGGATCTGGTGGATCTAGATTCGTAGTTCAAATTGATCGTGTTGTTGGTCTTACTGCTGGTGATGTCATTCGTTATGATGTTCCTACTTCTGGTTATACTGGATCAAAAGCAGATACTCCAGAAAATGCAGAAGTGTTCGGTGTGATTGAATCATATAATTCATCCACACAAAAATTCAATGTGGTAATGGGTGGTTCTGTTGTTCTTGATTCGAGTAAATTTGCAGTTATTCCAACAAGTCCTTCTGGTGCTGGTGGTGGCAATGATATTTACTTTTTAAGTGGAATGACTGCTGGAGTTCTACAGAATCTAGCACCAAGCAATCTAGATCACATCACAAAACCAGTATATCAAGTAGCACCACATGGAACATACAGTGGTTCTGTTATTAATTATTCTGGTTATAGACTTGGCGGTGATGTCCAAGCGGGACTTGACACCATCAATCTAATGGCAAGAGTTGGAAGTGTTCAATTCTTATTTGATACTGGACCTGCATTTGATCCAGAAGAATTCAAACTGAGACAATATGGATTTGATTATCAAGGAACGGATTTATATCCAATATTTCAATTAAGTCCAACAGTTGCTTATGATTGGAAACTTGAGCACATGCTCATGGATCAAAATCATGTTCATCTGAGAAAAATTGATTTTCCAGAAGCAACAACAAATGTTTTTCCAACCAT